GTTATCCGTCACGTTTACCAAATCAGAGACTCGCGGAAAGTCCCTGACCTGACGCTATAGGCATGAAGATGGAAGACCGATTACACCGAGTAGAAGCTAAAATTGACAAGCTACAAGAGGCGGTTATCTCTCTAGCGCGTGTTGAAGAGCAGTTAGTGACTGTGTTTAATCGTCAGTCTTCTATTGAGTCTAAGGTAAATGGTTTAGATGACAAGGTAGATCGCCTGTCAGAAAGCGTGATACAAGGTAGGTCAGCAGAAAGAATCGTATGGTTAGTCGTAGCTGCCGCGATTGGCGCAGCATTTAGATACCTAGGATAGCTATGGATACCATCCCTTTTCCAGATAAAATAAGCGACAGATTAACCGAGGAAGCGATGGATAAGCTCGGTGAGTGGGTCGAGGAGTATGTAGAAAAAGGGGTGAATCAGGTTAGCCTTATAGGTCTGATGGAGATATACAAGACCTCTCTGGCTTATAATCTGCTAGAGGACGAATACGATGATGAAGAAGATTAGAACGGCGTTTAAGGCGCTACAGAAGGGTAAGGCAGTTGCTGACCCAGCTAAGTGGAAGAGTCGTCAGATAACCGCTACAGCGCTCACAGGGGCGATCTGGGCGGCTATACAGGCTGCGGAGGCATTTGGGTATGCGATACCAGTGGACGAGGCTACCGTTGATTCTGTGGCTGTTGGGGTTCTTGCTTTGGTCAACTGGCTGCTCACACTATCAACGTCTGAAAAGGTCGGGGTGTAGTCTTGGCGTTAAGCCAGTAATTGTTAACCCTCATTGGGTTGAAGTCGTACCGAACATCTATGGCATCGAGGCCATCTTATTAACTGTGGAGTGTAAGTTATGAGTTTATTTGAATATTTGGGTTGGGTTAAACGTCTGTGGTCAATGGTAGTAGATATCGTTAAATTGATAGAAGAGACTATTCCTGATGATGGAGCTGGCAAAGAGAAGCTCGCTGCTTTTGATCTCATGCTGAAGGCGGCTATTGAAAAAGCTGAAGATATTGACGCTGAGTTTGATAAGCTACAACCAGTGGCTCATGACATAGTAAATGTTGTTGTGGCATTATTTAACAAAACTGGCCTGTTTAAAAAATCATGACAGGTAGGCTAGAACAGCTCCTTATCAAGCATGAGGGGTTCAAAACGCAATGCTACGAGGATTTTAACGGTCTCGTGCATATTGGCGTTGGGCGTAATCTGGATGACATGGGGCTATCTGAGGACGAGGTAATGTACCTTTTGTATTCGGATATTCGCAGATGCGATCAGGAGCTGCTTCGAGCTTTTCCTTGGTACTTAGACCTAACAAGAGTACGCAAGGATTTTATGATCTGTATGTGCTTTAACCTTGGCCTGACTAGGCTGCTGAAGTTTAAGCGAGCCTTGGGTCACATGGCTGAGCATTCTTATGACCTTGCTGCTATGGAGTTTTTAGATTCCAAATGGAGTAAGCAGGTAGGTCAGCGCAGCATTGATTTGACAGATATGCTTAAATCGAGCCGCTACCCTGTAGCGTAATTAGCTTAGTCTTTTCGATCTCGTCTTCAATGATAAAATCAATCAGTTGTTTTGCCTTTCTAAGATCCTCAACTCCATTCTTGTCACGCCACCTTGAGACGTACTTCACTATGGATGCCTCACAAAACGGCATTTGATTAGCCATTATGTAATCAATAGGCTGAATTTTCATTTTCTTGTAGTGATCCCCACCGACCTGATGGTCTTTTGCGCTCATAATATTATCCTCTGTTCATGGTACTGAATTTGCTTTTTTAGTTGGGCAAGGATGTCTTCGTACTCTGGTAGGCTGATCTTTTTGACTACGTTAGGACGGCTGACCATATCGTCTACATAGTCTTTGCCATAATAGTCATACATCCACTTCTGATAATTATGAGCAACAGTCCCTGCTCCTTTACCCATCTGTAGATTACATCCCGCGCATTGGGGATGCACGTTCTCTATCTCTAGCGCGAGATGGTGAGTGCCTCCTTTGCCTTTTGCAATGTAGTGACCGCCGTGAATACCGTCACGATAGTGTTTAACTACGCCACAACTGACACACTCAACATAACCGTATTCATCCGCAGCAGATATCCGAGCTAGCAATTGGATTGCAACAAGGCACTTCTTTCTTACCTGAGCTAAAGACGACAAAAGTAGCCTGTCCTCAACGCATCCATTACTTTGATGGCTCGATGCTTGGTAGGCTCGTCCATTTTGGTAAACCGCATTTGCAGCAATTGTAACGAAAACATTCGTTTATTAACTGACACCATTTTTTCTAAGGTTTTGATGTCATCTGGCTTACGCCAAACTATCGGTAGTTCATCTCTGCCCTTTGCGTCGCTTTCAAGCTGCGCCATTGTTCAAACCTCATGTTAATCGCTAGGATTTGATGCTTTAAATATACAGCTCGCTCAATGGCTACTTTAAGGCCGTCCAGTAACTCAATGTATTCTGGATGAGCATAAGCGTAACGCTCTTGCTTGGCTAAAGGGATTGCAGTTCGATCTTGTTGCGCCTCCCTTTCAGCTTGCGCCATCAGTATAGCCTTTTTGCTTTTACGAAACTCCATCAAATATTGACGAGTTGCCTCTGCTTCACTGTACTGTTTACTGACCTCAAGCAATTCGGCTATTTTGTACTCTTTTTCTTGCATACTCATTTCTGACATACAGTTCCACCCATGCTTTTAAATCGTCTGGCACTTTGTCGAGCGCTGCTTTCCGCTCTTCTCTTGTCGCAAGCGTCAAAATATGGGCAGCGTATTCTCGTGGTCTGGTAAAATTATTCAACATCAGGTGGTCTGCCCAGTTTAGCGTATTCAAATCCGACTTCGATATGCGAAGTCTGGAAGCGTACAGAGCTGTGTTTCTTACGCACCACATACTGATCTTTTCTTTTAAACACATAGTATTTAAAACGCTCTTCTACCGCGCAATACTTAGCTTCTTCTAACGCTGCCTGAAAATCGTCAAATGTCTGCATTGTCCATCCCTAAGCGCAAGAACTCTATAGGAGTTAAGCCTATAGCACCAGACACCTTACAGACAAGGGATAACGGAGCATCTTCCATGCCCCTCCACCTAGATATCTGTTGCTTCCTCACGCCAAACTGCTGAGCAAGATCAACGGATTTAAAACCGTTGACCTCCTGAGCAATCTTTAGTGAGCGACCAAAGTTGAATTCATACATCAGAATGGTAAGTCCTCAAACACCACCTCAGCAACAGGGGCGGCAGGGGCAACAGCAGGGGCAGCGTCTCGTGGCGGCATCCACTTAACAGAAAAATAAGAGCTGCCTCCTCCTTGTGGCTGATTCACATACACCTTAAGAGCAATATTGCCGTTTTTATTTAGGGATACCTGATTAGCATCTAACGCTGAAACAAGCTCGCGCAAAGAGTCAGGGGTTATCTGACCGTAGTACGAATCGTCATAAGTAGATTTATTGATGCTGGTTAGCGTTTTCATTTGACTCATAATAACCTCTTGGTTTCGGATTTTATAATTTCAGCAGTCTCAATTAGTAAAGGTTCTGCCAGTTTTAGCAGTTTGTCATCTCTTTTTACCTTAAGTAGAAGCGGTTCTAAATCAGGATGGTAAGAAAAAAACCAGTATTCAGCAAGATTTAACAGAAGCATAGTACCCTGCGTTTGTTGGACGTATGCCGTAGGGAGCTTCCCCTTGCGTAGATATGCGATGTGAGTGCCAGGATTTGGGCATTTCACCTCAATACCGCAGTTATCCCACACCCCATCTGGGCTACACCCTATCTCATGATCGTCCATCTTTAAAAAGGGCGATTTGGCTATTTCTACGTCTAACAAGAGTGCTGCCAGAGAGAGCGCGTCAGGCTCAAGATCGTTGCCCCTTTGCATAGCTTCCGACTTAAACGTCTCAGTTGGCTTGCCAGTAAGGTTCTCTGCAATGAGCTGATTAATCAAACCATCTCGGCTGGTAGACAATTTGCCAGCAGTAGTAAATACCTTGCTAAAGTTGCTCGCTGTCACGCAGCCTTTGCGCTCCATTAGCCAATCTGGAGTCCCTTGGGGGGCTTGCATGATTCTGGGCATTATATATTCTCCAAGTGGCATTTAACATAGCAACCAATTTAATGCAGTTAGCGCACATACTGTCCTGCTTTCTGTAAACCTTAGTGCAACCTAAACACTTGATTTCATCTTGGACACTCATGACTTTGCTTTAAGCTGTAATAGTAAAGAATTAAAATCAGAGGCTTTGATTTGGGTTAAATTCTCAATCCCCTTATGCTTCAAAAGAGCAGCTTCATTAATATGCTTTTCAGCTAAGATATTTTGTAGCTGCCCAACCTGTTGAGCGGAGATAGAAGGAGATGACGCGCTTTCTGGGATGTTTTCGCCATCCGCATCCTCTTCAGCCGTCAGCCCAACC